GAAATTCAGTTCTGATACGTTTATCTATCTCATCATAATATGTAGTATCAGAAGTGTCAAAACCTTCTTCTTCAATTAATTTACGATGAATGTTAAAAGCAGCTAGGGTCATTGTCTCATCTTCGCCAAACCACTCATTTTTACTAGCCCAATCTTCAGCTGCAGGATCTGGTTGAGCTTGTTGCTGAACTGGAGCCTGTTGTTGCATTGGAGCTTGGTAATTCTGATAGTTAGTTGGTTGTTCTACTTGTACTGGAGTAGTGTTTGCCAACTTACTTTCTTCTACTGTTATCTTATCAAGAATACCTTGGGCTTTAGTTACTTTGTCCCAATCTTGCTCTTGATAAGCATTTTTTAAAACTGCATTAGCTTGCGCTCTTTGAGAGTTCAATCTGTTTTGAGCTTCAGATAAATAATTTTTATTTAACTCTGTACTGCTTTGTTTTAATTTTTGATTCTCTGCTTGTAATGATTGAGCATATTCATAAGCAGAATTAGCTGCTCTCTCTTGCTCTCTCATTTTTTTAGTAAGCGTAGCTATTCTTTTTTGAACGCCTTTAGAATAATCTTCTAATTCGTCTTCTTTCTTAACTTTCTTTTCTTCTTCTTCAGAAACATTTTCTACTACTGCTTCAACTTCTTTATCTTCAGCAGATTCTTCTGTTTCTAGCTCAACAATCTCCCCATCTTCTATAGGATCTTGTTGTACTTCTTCATTCATTTGTGGTTCTTGCATGAGTCCTCCTCACGTTATGCGCTAACGATATCATCGGGATCTTCAATAGTCGCGATAACTTCGTCGTCGTTTATAATACGGCACTCTGCATCGTCGCCAAGTTTAAACCTAGCTCCTGCATATCTACCAATTAGCACCCAATCTCCCTTTTCACACCAAGGAGTATCTCCAAACTTGTTTTTGTCTGAGTAACACATAGGCCCCATTTTAACAACGTAGGATACTACTGTTGCTAATGACTCTCTATCAACTGTTTCTTTAACTAGCTGAATACCGCCTTCAGTTACACCTTTGCCCTTATATGGCAATATAAGAATCCTCCAACCTGTAGGCTGAGGCATACGTTCTAAAAATGATTTATCGAGCAAGGAAGGATCCAATACTCGTTTTGTTGCTTCTGTATAAGCGTTTTCTACTTCTTTTACCGCTTCTGGGGTTTTTTCTTCTTTTGCTTTTAGTAGATTATCTTTTTCTACTGCTTTTGCGACATGTTCAGGAACTATTACCTTGCTCATCGTTTTCTATTACCTTTTTTAGCAATTCTCTAAGTTCAGATTCTAGGTCGGCGAGAGAATTGTAGCGCCCACGTAGATAATGATACTCTTCAACATTTTTAGTACCATTCATAATGGATACTTGAATATCATCTTTCTTTTCAGCAATTCTTTTTTTTAGCTGTTCAGACAGCCAAAGAACTGACATTTAATATATACCAGAAAACTTGCCGCCAAATTCAGCAGCGCCCATACCTCTAGCTTTACCTTTACCCATTCCTGGAGTAGAGGAAGCTTTAGTTTTTTTAGGTGCTTCTGAAACAGCTTTAAATGGCACGGAACCCTTATTAGAGTAACCTTGTTTTCCTTTTAATACTTTTACGTTTTTCATATAGTGTACCTTACAATTGTTTTAAACCAATATCAATTAATTTAAGTTCTTTTTGTTGATCCATTCTATCTCTAGTTGTATCGTCTTTTAGCTCTGCTATATCTTTTTGAGCCTGTATTCTTTCCACATCAATCTTATCTTGACGTAGCTTTTCTTCCATTCTCATTCTTTCTTTAGCTTCAAACTGTTCTTGATCTTGAGATAGCTCTTGACCCTTAAGTGCAAGCTCTTGTTTTCTAATCGTTACAAGTGGATCTTCCTCTGGTGGAGTTGATACTTGTTGAGAGAATTGTTGCATTAGTTCAGACATAATTGGCGAACTAAACTGAGCTAACATAGCCTGAGCTTGCTGCATAACTGGAGCTGCTTCTTGAGGAGGCATTTGTTGAGCTTGTTGTTGCATCTGTTGATACTGCTGCATAGCTTCTGGAGGCATTTGCTGTTGAGCAATTGCATCTGCTTTTAACTGTAAATGCTGCATGATATGTGAATGTATATTTCCTTGTATTTGAGCATTCATTTGAACAGGAGCCATATTTAATAAAGACACGTGAGTAGCTATATGTGCATCATGGTCTTGCTCTGGAAATGCTTGAGCTGGCCCACCCATCATAAGACCACTATTTTCCATACCAGACTCCATAGGTTTAGGAGTTGTATCTGGTGGTGGCATCAGTAATTGGTCTATATTATCTGCACCTAAAGCAGCATACATTCTTCTGTAAGCTTCGTAAGTTCCACCAGGACCATGGATCTCTGGATTAGATTGAACTAATTGCATCATTTCTTGAGCCATAACTATTCTTTGGCTAGTAGAAAATATATCTGGATTGCTTACTGGGAATATGTCAACTCTGTCATCAAAGTCTTGTTGCTTAACCTGCATATTACCGCCTGATACTGCGTAAGGATAAACAGGAGGCAGACTATCTTTAAAAATAGTGGCTAATAATCTAAATTCTTTTTTCTGACCGTTATGTAATCTTTTATGAATAGCAGATAATACTTTGCTTGATTTTTCCATAAGAGCCAAAGTAGTTCCTACAGGAGCTTGAGAGTTACCCTCTCCAATATTTGTATCTGCTATGGAGGCAAATCTTTGACCAGACTGTACTAATAAACCTAATAAGTTAAGTAAAGTACCACTTGGTTCTTTAAATGGTAATGGTTGAATAGCATCCCTAAGTGATCCTGCTGGAGCATCAACATCTCTAAACTCACCTGGTTGTATTGGACTATCTTCATCTCTAATCCTTATACCTCTAGTTTTAAAACCAGCAGGTAAATTAGCTAGAGTACCAGCATCAATTAACTGCCTAACAATAGATGTAGAAGCTTTAGACAAACCACCAATCATGTGAGTTAAACCAAATCCATAAAATCCTAATCCAGGAAGAAACTTAAAATGAACAAAGTATTCAGTCTTTTTTTTCATTGGATCTTCTTCTTTGAAGTTTCTTCTGATAGCTAAAATGTTTTCACTATTAGAGTCTATAGTTACAATATAAGGCAACTTAACTCCACTAGGCTCACCATCTTGACCCATATCCTCAAAGCCTTCTAAGTCTAAATTACAATGGACTTCATACAAAACAGATACTTCACCATCATCATAACTTGGCTCTATACCTTCTAACTTTTCTTTTTCTGATTGTATGTCTGAATTTAAAGTAACATTGTCTCCAGTCTCTACATCTACATTTTTATAAAAGCCAATAGCTTGTAATTTCCTTACATCATTTTCTGGCATCTTAACAACATGAGTAATTCGCGAACAGGTTTCTAAGTCAGTTGTATAGTAAGGAACAATTAAATCTTCTGGAGCTACAAATTTAGATACAGGTCTGCTTAAGGTTTCATCGTAGTAAACTTTCTTAAACGCAGAACCTGCAAGAGGTAGATAAAAAAGCATTTGGTCTAGTTCTTCATCATACTCTTCCATAACGTGAGTAATTTGATAGTTCATAAACTCTTTAACTCTTTGAGCTTGCTCTTCAACCAACCCATCATAGGCACCTATTACTTGAGTTTTAACAGGGCCTCCAGCTGGTAATAATTCTTTATATGCTTGAGCTTGAAATTGAGTAACAGACTCTCCTAATAATGGATGAATAACACCACTAGCTCCTGCAAAAGGCTCAGATCTATTATCGTCAAACTTCATACCTAAGTATTTAAGTCCATCGGTATAAGTTTTTTCCCAATCTTCTCTAGATGATTTATCGCTTTCAATAGCTCCTACTAATTCTATATAAATGGTAGATAGCTCTTGAGGTGATATAACTTCTGCTAGATTTTCTGCAAAACCTACATTTGGCATCATAGATTCTTCTGGACCTAATATTGCAGAGCCGTCGTCTTGCATTTGAATATTATCTTCGCCTTCGCCCATAGCATCTAAGACTTCAATAATTTCAGAGTCTAAAGCATCAGCGTCTTCTGTTGTTGTTGT